TCGCGGCCTGGGGCCTGAAGAACCCGAGCGCCGGCACGCACAACATCGTTGTCACGCTGTCCGGTACGCAAGATGCGCTCTTTGCCGCCGCGACATCGCTCTACAACGTCGACCAAACAACGCCGACCGGCACCGGCGTCACTAACGTTGGCACGTCCGGCAATAACGCCAGCGTCGGTGTTGACGACGGCTTAAGCGGCGGCATCGTCATCGGTCTTGCCGATCGGTATGTCGGCGCCAACACCGGCAGCATCGCCGACGGCAACGGCATTCCGAAGTGGTCGCAGGTCGGCACGCTGTCGACGGCGACCTCGCAGACATCGAGATCACCAGCGCTTCCGTCCGCCGCGCAGCGTGGCGACACGCTGATTGCGACGTGTTCGAGCGAGAACAACGCCACGCACTCGTGCGCCACGACGGGCTGGTCGAACTTAGGCCAAACCAATAGCGGCGCGAACTGGACGACGTCACATTGGATCGCGATTTACGACCCCGACAACGCGCACGCAGGCGCGACGACGGGGCCGACGATCACGTGGACCGGGTCCGCCGACGCGAGCGCGCAGGTTGCGGCCTACCGCGACGGTAAAGGCACCGGCACGATTGCTGCCTATCTCGGCACGGTCGGCGCGGGCACAGGGTCGACGCATACCTCAACGGGCGGCAATACGACCGCCAACAACGTGCTTGCGGCCTATGCGGACCACGCCAACGCCAACACGGCGCTCGGGGCGCCGGGCGGGAGTTGGACTGAGCGCGTTGACGCAGGCTCAGCCACCGGGCCATGCCGCATCGTCTTCGGCGATCAGGAAATTGCCACCAGCGGCACCGGCTCGGGAAATCTGAGCATGACCGGCGCCAACGCGGCGTGGGTGCAGCAGCAGATTGAGATTTACCCAGCAGCCGCGACGCAGACGAACCTCACCGAGCGTGAGGACTTCGGCGGCGACACCGGCAACTGTGCCAGCGTGTCTTACGAGGCGGCGGCTGACTTCAATACGCTGCTCTGGGTCGGCACTGGCGGCACGACGTCGCTCATCGGCGCGGGCGCGATCGCTATCAATCCGGCGTCGGGCACGGTCGCCACGTCGGTCACGCTAAACCCCGTCTCTTACGCCGTGACGCTGCAAAGCGTTTCAGCGCCGACGGCGCGCAAAGCCGTGCTGTCGCCAAATGCCTATGCGCTCACGTTGGGCTCGCTCGCGACCCAGACGGCGCGTAAGCAGGTCCTGAGCCCGGTAGCGTACGCGCTGACGCTGTCGAGCCTGACTGCGATCTACGGCCGGTCTGTCACTCTGTCGCCGGTGGCGTTCAATCTGACGCTGGCGGGCCTGGGTAGCCTGACCGCGCGCAAGATCACGCTGAGCGCGTCGAGTTTCGCGCTGACGCTGAACGACCTGACGACGGCTCTGACGCGCAACGTCGCGCTGACGCCGGTCGCGTTCGTCTACACGCCGCAGCCGCTCGAAGTCAGCGCCTCGGTGAAGCTCGAATACGCGGTGACTCTGTCGCCCGTGACCTTTGCGTTCACGCCGAGCGATTTGACGGCTCTTTACACGCCGATCACGCCGCCCGTTGTCGTAACGCCGAGCACGGGAACGACGGGCGGCGGGCCGTCTAACCTCTTCTACCGCGGCAAGTACCGCGCCGAGTTACGCCGCACGATCCTGCGCAGCGCCGGACTGCTGAAGGAAGCCAAGACCACACGCAGCCGCAAGCGTAAGGCCAAGCGGATCGCGGAGGAGATTGTCGATGAACTTGCCGCCAGCGCGTCGTTTGCATGGCCTGACGCTCTACCGGATGGCGTACTCGCCGGGCTTTCGTCGTCTATCGGAGAGTTGGGGCAGCTTCGAGTTGCTATCGTCGAGTTGGCAACCGCACTTTCCAAAACCGAGCGCATATCCGCTGATCGTGCGCGACAGCTTGAAAATCTCTTTGCCGAGTACGAAGCGGAAGCCCGTCGGCTTGACCAAAACGAAGAGGACGAAGCGATCATGATTATTACGCTGATGGCGGCGACGTGACGAAGTGCCCGCACTGCTCGATGCTTCACGAAACGACGTGCCCGCGCATCAAAGCGATTGAGTACCAGGCTGATGGCGTGACGGTGAAGCGCATCGAGTTTCATGCGCCGCAGCCGCTGCACGTTGGCCCGCCGATGCAGGGTTATCTGAGCCCGCAAGATCCGAATTTTAAATGGTATGGCAGGGTCGCATGACCTCCCGCGGCACCTACATGTACGACCCCGACTCGCAGCGCGTCCTTCCGAAGGACGAAGTGTTGCGCCTACGCGCGAGCCGTAAGACGCACGGACGCTCGACGGTGCACGAGAACCGCACGGTGGAGCGCGGGCATTGGATCTGGGACAAGCGCCAGATGAAACTCGTTCCGCGCGCCGAGTATCGCCCGTACAGTGGCGTCACCATCATCAAGGACATCGAGCCGTATCAGGCCGTGTTCGGGAAGAAGGTCGGCGGCAAGCTGCAGCGCGAGGTCATCGGCGGCAGGAAGCAACACAACGACGCCTTGCGCGCGCGTGGCGTGGTCGAGGTTGGCAACGAGAAGATCGTGAAGCAATACGAAGAGCCGCCTGGCTTGCGCGATGATATGCGGCGCGCGCTGCAAGAGCACGGCGGACTGAAGCTTTAAGCCGCGACCACGCGGCGGGACTGCGAGTCACCCTAACCTCGCCTGAGAGAAAATCATGAACGCAAGAACGCCTGCGAACGGCGAAGACATGTCTGGCGTCGACTTCGACGACGGCGCGTGGGACTCGAACGATATGATGCGCGGCGACGGCGAGGATGTACCGGGACCGCTCGACGATACGGAGGACGAGGCCGATGACGACACTGGAGAAGTGGATCAACTGGCTGAAGGCGATGACGACGATGCGCCCGATCTCGAAGCCACCGGAGAAGACGACGAAGACCCCGAAGTCGAAGAAGAAGGCGAGCCCGAAGAAGAGCTAGAACCCATTGAGCCCATGCCGCAGTGGCCTGCGGAGTTTCAAGCGCAGTTCGCGCAACTCCCGCCGCAAGCCCAGCACTTCGTGATGAATACGGCCCGCTCGATGCAGGCCGATTACACGCGCAAGACCACGGGCCTCGCGCAAGAGCGTCAGTTCTACTCCGGTCTCACCGAAGCCATACGCCCGCGTGCCGAAGCGTGGGCGTTGAACGGCATGAACCCGATTCAAGCGATCAACCAGGTGTTGGCGCTTTCAGATTATGCCGGGCGCGACCCAGTCGGGTTCGCTCAGCATTTGTGCAAACTTCGCGGCATCGACCTCCACGCCGAGCTGGCCAAACAAGCGCCAGGCCCGGAGGAATACGTCGATCCGCAAGTCGCAGCCCTTCGCCAACCACTCTCGCAAGTTCAAGCCCGCTTGAACCAATTCGAGCAGCAGATGGCGCAACGGGAGCAGCAGCAGCAGAGGCAAGCCTACCAACAGACGTTCCACCAAACCTCTGCCGCTATCGACAACTTCGCGAGCCAAACCGGCCAAGATGGCAAGCCGTTGTATCCGTTCTTTGACACCGTCATCGACGACATAACGGCCCAAATCAACGCCGGCGTCAGATCAATACCGGAAGCCTACCAGAAGGCCATCTGGGCCAATCCCACGACACGCGCAAAGATGCTTGCCCGTTCTCAGTCGACCGAGAATGCGAAACGTCTACAGCGTGCGCAGGAAGCCCGTCGATCGGCATCGTCCATCTCCGGTCATCATGGCGGTAACGGCTCGGTCCCAACCGGGGACATGAGCGTCGGGCAACTGCTTCGTGCAGCGTACCGAGGCGATATCGGTCCCTAAACCGAAACCTCATCTCTAGGATTTTTCAAACATGGCATCTCCGAACTTGTCGGAGGTCGTGACAACGACCCTGCGACACCGATCGAAGAAGCTCAAGGACAACATGAGCAAGAACATCGCTCTGCTCATGCGGCTCCAAGAGAAGGGCAACATCCAAACCGTTTCCGGCGGACGCACTATCGTCGAGGAATTGGACTACGCGGAAAATTCGAGTTTCATGTACTACGATGGCGACGAGCAGTTGAACGTCGGCGCATCGGACGTGATTACGTCGGCGGAGTTCGATTGGAAGCAAGCCGCTGTTGCCGTGCGTATCAACGGCAAAGAACTCGCGATGAACAATGGGCCTGAGCAGGTCATCGATTTGCTCGAAGCTCGCATCAAGAACGCCGAGCGGACGATGCTCAACAACCTGGCGACAGGCTGCTACTCGGACGGCACCGGATCAAACTCGAAGCAGATCGGCGGCCTGCAGTTGCTCGTGTCTGACGCGGGCACGGGTACGGTCGGCGGAATCATATCGTCCACGTACACGTTCTGGCAAAACGCGATCTACGATTTCTCCGCGCAAGGCGTGGCGGCGTCGGCGGCAACGATCCAGGACGCGATGAACTCGCTCTACCTGAACCTGTGCCGCAACCGTGACCGGCCTGACCTCATCGTCGCCGACAACACGTACTTCGGCTACTACTGGAAATCGCTGCAGGCGATCCAGCGCATCACCGACAGCAAAGTCGCTTCGGCTGGCTTCCGTTCGCTAAAGTTCATGGACTCCGACGTCGTGTTTGACGGCGGGTTTCAGGGCACGGCGCCCAGCGCGCACATGTATTTCCTTCCGTCTGGTGAGCGCGTTACTGTTCATTAGGACATGGGGCCGTAGATAAATCATGAAGCTCAGCAAATCATACCTCGCCGGTTTGTTTGATGGTGAAGGTTGCATCTTCATCCAAAACTTTGGACCACGACGGATGGTAACATCCCAATATGGTCTTTGGGCTCGGGTGAATATGTGCCACCGGCCGTTGATTGAATTGCTGGCTGATCAGCTTGATGCCTCTATCATCATGCACCGCAAGGATTTGAAGAATCCTAAGCACCGTGCGGCATTTGAAGTCTCACTGTACTCCAACAAGGCGAGCGACTTTCTTGCGTCGATCTACGACGAACTCGTGATCAAGCAGGAAGAAGCTCGCGTGGCGATCAAGTTCCAGGGACACCTAAACGCTTACAAGCACAAACTAACGTCGCTATGTCCCGACGAGCTACAGGCAGTGATGAACTACAGAGAGGCGGCCAAGCTGCAGCTTCAGGCGCTCAAGCGCGGAAGCTTCATCGGCGTATCTAATTGGAATGTTGGCGAACTCGGTGAACCTCCGATGCCCGGCCTGGCAACAGGCGCGGAAGGACAACCCCGAACCAAGCAGGAGCTAACCACTCCGGGCGTGCGTAACGAGCAGGTGCCAACCTCGAAAGAGAAGGTGTGCTCTGAACTCGGCGGGAACGTCGAGAGCGCGGCAGAAATGACCGCGCCGGACAAGCTGCGGCTTGTCAGGTAACAGTTTGCAACAGCGACTACCTCAAATTCCGCCCGCACGCTCAGCGCAACATGGTCCCGTTGAACCCAGATCGGTTCGCGACGAACCAAGATGCGCTCGTGAAACTTATCGGCTGGATGGGCAACATGACGATCTCGAACCGTTCGCTGAACGGCGTGATCGTGGCATAGGGAGAGACCATCAACATGGCATACTTTCGCACTGATGGTTTCATCGGCGGCCAGAATATCGCCGATACCGACACAACACAGAACCAGCCGCTTGGCACAATTTGCCAGGCGAGAGACGCGACCTATGGCGGCGCCGAGTTCATCTATCTCAAGGGCGTCGCCAACACGGCGGTAGGATCCTGGGTAGGGTATTCGCCGGCGCTAGGCACGACCGTGCTTGCGGTTGCGAACGGAAACTATCCGCTCGCGGTGGCAATGTCAGCGTGCAACACCACCACCAAGTACGGGTGGTATCAAATCAATGGTGTCGCGCAGGCGTTGGGTCTGACGAGCATCACCCACTCGTCGGGCTTCCTTTGGCTGACCGCCACGGCAGGCTCGGTGGATGACGCATCGGTGATCGGCGATGCGGTCGTCAATGCTCGCAAAACGACGACGGTGCACGTGGTGGGGACGTTCCTCGACACGTACAATATCAACCGTCCGTTCACGACCAATCGCGTACTCTTGTCCAACTGATGGACGTTTCGACAACAAATGGTGGTGGCGGAGACGCCGCCACTTTCAACTTCGTTCTTGTGCCGTCGCACACTAGCGAGGAACTATTGGAGCACGTGCGATCATCCGTCAGTCGTGGACTTCCCGAGGTTCGGGAGTCGCAGCGGCATGACGCCGTTCTTTCGGTCGCAGGCGGCGGCCCCTCTCTTGAAGACACGTGGCAGGAGTTGGAGGGGTGCATAGCGGCGGCCAATGGCTCGCTTTCCTATCTCCTTTCCAAGGGGGTGACGCCGCACCTTTGCGGGGTGTGCCACCCGACCATTGACGTTCTCGACTCGATCACGCCACACCCGGACGTGACGTATTTTGTCGCCTCTCATTGCCACCCGGCGGTGTTTGACAGGCTGAAGGACTGCAAGGTCTTTATCTGGCACAATCACCCGGTCGAAGGGTTGGATGAGCTTCTCACGGAGCTTTACCCGCAAGGTTGGCTGCAAATCCCTGGCGGGTGCAGCATGGGTCTGCGGTGGATCAATCTCGGCTATTTGAACGGCTTCCGAAAGTTTCACCTGCATGGGTTGGACTCGTCTTTCAGGGACAAGTCAACGCACGCCTATCCAGACCAGCAGGATCATAAGGAATGGATCGTCTTTGACGGTTACAAAACGCGGCTGAATTTCCTTGGCCAAGTGAGCGATTTCATCACCTTGATGGGGGAAATTCGCAAGCCAGACATAGAGCCGACCGAGATCAGGATGTTCGGCGATGGCCTCTTGCAGAAGCGCTATCGAAATTGGCTCGCCTCGCAGTGAACGTCGTTGCTGTTCAAGTCGATAACTACTGCGGCATGGGCAAGGCGTATGCGGCGGCGATGTTCAGCGCGCTGCGTCGACACTTGAGCGGCGAGCACCGCTTTTTCTGCATGACGGACGATCCGTCAACTTTGCCTGGAGGCGTCGAAGCAATTGAGCCCGAGCCTGGCCTGCTTGGTTGGTGGAACAAGATTGCTTTGTTCAAACATGGGAAATTGCCCGAAGGGCGGGCGATGTTTTTCGACCTGGACACCGTGCCGGTTGGTTCGCTTGATGACTTAGCATCCTATCGCGGCCCCATCGCTGGAATGCGCGATCCGTTCTACAAGACGCGCTTTGGGTCGGCGATCATGGCTTGGAATGTGCGTTCGTCGGAATATATCTGGAACGCGTATGAAAAGGCCGGAAGGCCGCAATTCGATCCCGAAGGCGATCAAGCATTCATCGAACTTGTCATCCCGCGCTTCACTGATCGTTGGCAGGATTTCCTTCCCGGCCAGATCGTGAGCTTCAAAGCGGATTGTCGGCCTCTTGGCGGTGTCGCCCCCGGCGCCCGCATCATTTGCTTCCACGGTAAGCCGCGCCCGCACGAAGCGGCGGACCCGTTTTATTTGCCATTCAAGCCCGCTGAATTAATGCCCGAGCAGCACCTGGACGGTGAAGGCGGGGTTTTTGTTTGCTCCCACGCAGCTAACCGCGAGGCATAAAAATGGCCGTGACAGTTGAGACTTGCCAGAACTGCAAAGCGCACGGCGCGGAGTGGATCAGGCGCGACGTTGGCCACGGGGCGAAGAAGCAGCATTCTCATTGGTCGTCGTGCCGTCGCGAGATTCCGACGATCGGCCCGAACGCACCCTACGTCGGCAACGATGATCTGATGGCGGAGGCGTACGCCGGTCAGCATCCGTTTGTACCCTTCGGCTATTGGTGCATGGCCTGGGTGGAGGGGGAAGACAGCACCGCAGTGACTATCGAGTTCGGCGCACTAGCGCTCAGACCCAAGCAACCAACGGAGTAATCACATGGCCCACCAAGTTCCTCTCGACTCATTCGGCGATCTCTCGTTCGCGTTCAAAACCAAAGGCGGCAAAGACGCGAAGATCGACGGCACTGCGACAGTCACGTCCAGCGATGAAACGGTCGCGAAGTTCACCATCGAAGGCGCGAACGTGGTCTGCGACCCGCAATCACCAGGCTTTGCGACGGCGACCGTGAGCGGCGACGCAGACCTCGGCGCGGGTGTCGTTCCCGTCTCCAACGCGGCAGAATTCGAAGTGCTCGGCGAAAATGCCGACAGCCTCGTGTTTGGCGGCGCCGTCGTTCTACGCCCCAAGCCAACACCGTAATCGTTGTCGCGCTGCAGGGGAATTGACGGGGCGGCGGTGTCGCCCCGTTTCCATTTCAAGAGGACCGCATGAACCCCGACAAAATGCTCTCCGCCGGTTTCGAGGCGGTTCAGATCGCGGCGCTTCTTGGCGACGTCAACGCGGCCGTGGTGCTCGCTGGTACGCTGCAAACCGACGCGACATTGCTCAAGCAAGACAACAGCGTTCTCACGTCCGGCACCGGCGGCGTGCGCCTGCCGCGTCCGACGCTGGTCTCGCAGCGCGCCTTCATCTTCAACAATGCCGGTGCCACGGCGACGATCTACCCCTCGACGGGCGGCAAGATCAACGGCGGCACGACCGATGCAGGCGTGACGCTGCTCGACGGCAGAAGCGCGACGTTCCGTGCGGTCAACAGCCTCGACTGGGTCACGGACTCGGCGGTGGCTGGCGTCACCGGCCCTGCATCGGCAACATCGGGCGGCATCGCGACATTCAGTGGTAATCGACGGCAGCGGGAACATCCTACTCAACGCCGCAGACGCGCTAACCGCCGTCGGCACGAACCGCGCCACATCGCTCGCACTTACCGCGCAACTCAACAACATCACGTCGGCGGCCGCGAGCACCGGCGTCACCCTTCAGGCGGCTGCGGCCGGCCTCTTCATCGTCATCAATCACGCTGGTGCAAACGCGATCACTGTTTACGGCGCAGGCTCCGACACCATCGACGGCGCGGCAGCCGCAACCGGCGTTGCACTCACCAACGCCAAGCGTTGCATTTACATGTGCTTCGCCGCTCCGGCGTGGATTTCCGCCCAACTCGGCGTTGTCAGCGCTTAACCAGTTTCGTTCAACGAGGAATCAAACATGGCATTCGCATTCCCAGGCAACAGCCAGGGCATTCCGACGCGGCTGGCAAACCCAGGCATCATGCCGAGGTTCCGGCTCGACCAAAAAGAGACCAACGAGATCGACCCGGATACCGGGCTTCCGAAATACAATCAGCTTGAGATCATCGAGTTGCACAGCCCCGGCGATCTAAAGAACGTACCGGAGCATCGGGTCAATGCGCATTGGATTGCGCAGTACCCGGCCCAGTACGAGGCGTGGAAGAAGTCGGGGAAGTCCGAGTCAGACCTCGCCGGCTCCGGCGTACCGCTGACGCACTGGCCGCAACTGCCGAAGCAGATCGCCGCAGGCTTGGCGCACGCGAAGGTCTTCACGGTCGAGCAACTCGCAGGTTTGTCCGACACGCAATGCCAGATCAACGGCGCAATCGGCATCCGCAAGTATCGCGACATGGCGGCGGCCTTCGTCGATAAGAGTTCAGCCGCGGCGCCGATTGCAAAGCTCACTGCCGAGAATGAGGCGCTCATGCGCCGCTTGGCACTTCTTGAGAAGCAGGTCGAGCAGGTCAACGAACGTGCCGAGGCTGCCGAGCGGAAAGCCGCCGGCGAGCCGGAGGTGCCTGATTTGTCAACGCCGCGCGACACCAAGAAAGGGAAGAACTGAGATGGCGACTGCAAACCAATTGATGAGCGGCGGGTTCTCCGCAGGCCAGGCCGACGCGCTCAACGGCAACTGCGCGCTGGTCTCCGGCGCGGGCACGGTGCTTGGCGATGCGACAGGCATTTCCGGCGATGCGATTGCCACGGGCGGCGCCGGCAGCAGCGGAATCCGCCTTCCGGTAAATGCGAAGATCGGCGACAAGATTTACTTCGCCAACGTCTCCGGCCAAACATTGAAAATTTATCCGTCGAGCGCGTCCGATGCGATCAACGCCATTTCGGCCGGAACGGAAATCTCCATCGCCACGCAGAAAAGCTGCATCTTCTGGCGCCAGTCGTCGACGCAGTGGCGCACCATACCTCTCGTGCCGTCGTAGGCGTTTAGCACATGTCGTTGCTGACGCTCATAAACCGTGCGCAATCGGTGCTCAACCTGCCGATTACGACGACGGTGGTGAACAACAACGGCGAAGCGCAGAAGCAGCTCCTCCAACTCGCCAACATCGAAGGCGTGGAGCTTGCCGACGAGTACGACTGGCAAGCTCTGATGGTGGAGACGAGTTTCACGACGACGGCGACGGAAGAGCAGACGGACTCAAGCGCCGACCTGCCGACCGATCTCGGGCACATCGTCGACGAGACGCTCTACAACCGCACAGCATCGTTCCGCATGTTCGGGCCGGTGGCTTCGCGGCAGTGGCAAGATCAGAAGGCGTTCGGCAGCGCCGGTGCGGATTCGCAGTACCGCATTCGCGGCAACTCGTTTCTCATCATGCCTGTGCCGGTGGCAGCGCAATCGGTCTACTACGAATATATCTCGAACAAGTGGTGCCAGTCGTCGCTCGCCGTCGCGCAAGCGGCATGGGCCGCCGACACCGACACCGGCCGTATCTCCGAGCACGTCATGACGCTCGGGCTCATCTGGCGCTGGAAGCAGGCGAAGGGCCACGACTACGGCCAGGACTACGACACGTGGGAGACGGCGAAGGGCCGTGTGACCTCGCGCGACGGCACGCGGCGCAAGCTGAGCGCGGCAGGGCCGACACCGCGCGTAATTGGTAGAGGCAGAATCGCGGAAGGGAGTTGGCCGTAATGGCGGACAAAAAGAACGAAGGTCTCGATGTGTTTGACACAGCGCTGTTACCGGCTGCGGGCGCCGCTGGCGGTCTTCTGCTCGGTCGGAAATTTGCCAAGAAGTTCTTACACGTCAAAGGAAAGACGTTTCCGTACGTGAAGGCGGGCAGCAAAATCGGCGAAGGCTCCGAGCGTTTCAGTAGGCCCGGTGCCGCCGTCGAGAACGCGGCCATTGGTGCGATGCGCCACCCGCGCACCACACTCGCTGCGGTAGGAGCCGCTATGGGCGCTGGCGTCGACCAATCTCTGCCGCGCCGCAAGAAATGATTACATCTCTCCGCGACAGCATCGCCGCCGCGATCGAAGAGCAAAAACGCAAGAAGACCTCCATCGAGTACGACGCGCGCGGCAAACGGCAATCGACGAACGTCGAGGATAAGCGTTTCGCGCAGCAGCAGAAAAAGAAGGCGTGGAAGCCAGGCGATGGCGACTGGCCGACGCCGCGCACGTTTCCATCAGGACCGTTCCCTAACACCAAGCCTAAGCCACCTCCGCCGTTCAAAGCGAAGCCACCGTTTCCGCAGGAGGAGTTACCGCAGAAGAACCCGTTCCCGCCAGGCGAGGGGCCGCCACGGCGCCAGATTTGGCGTGATGAGAAGAGGTCCAAACGGTGAGCAAAGTCAGCGGCGTGCGTAAGGCGATCTATCGCGCAATTGGCACGGTTGAGAAAGGCTCGACGAACGCCAATGTCGTGCCGTTTCCGAAGTCAAAGATGCCGCGCAAGAAAGTCGTGAAGAAGCCGAAACGCTATGCCAGAATAA